TTTCAGTGACTGGTACGCTAATGGTTCTACCATTGATGGTGATATTGTTCTGCACAACTCTCTCCTTGGCTTGCTCAACAGTAGCCGTAGGTACCGCCACATTAACTTCAGGTGCCAAAGCGTTTACTGATGCACTCTTTGTTCCAGACTTTGCGGACCCTTGACCTGCCATATAACGAGCCAGCAATTCCTCAACTTTCTTGGTACCGAATGCAGAGGTTTGTCCATTGTTCAACAACTTCTCAAATGCCTTAGCCGTGTATTCATCACCACGTGCACGCGCATCCCTTGCCTTATTCTTATCAATTTCCAAACCTTGATTAAGAATGTTCTTGGCAATCTTGGTGGCTTCAGCTTCGTCATAACCCATACTAGATAGCTTGGATTGAATATCCATAACGTTGTAAGTCGTGAAATCAGCACCTACACGTTGAGTCTTATTCTCCTTCTCGGCTTTGGATCGAGCATCCATCATCTCGTTCCAGGCTTCGATTGAGCTTTTGGCTTCTTCGCGAATCGCTCTGCCCATTTCTCGATAAGCATTTACAGCATTACCTGAAACATGCTGAGCATGACGATCTACAGCCCGATTCATTTCCTCATAGGTCTGAACCACCACGTTACCAGTCTCATCAACTTCAACATTCAGGCCAGATTGAGCAGCTTTAGCCTTAGCAGCTGAAATGGTTACCTGATCACCTGAAGCGACTGCTGCTTGCATGGTTCGCTCATAGGCCTGTTTCAATTGCTCTGCAGTGGCCTTACCACTTGACTGAATCGTGTTGAAGTCAGCTAAAGCTGACTGAGCAGCAAGCTTAAGCTGTTCCTTGGTTTTAATGCCCAGTCGCTCGAATGCTTGCTCGACTGGATCTAAATCATCAGGTAATTGCTGAGTGACACGGCGAATTGCCTCAACACCAAGTTCAACTTGCTTGGTTGAAAACACACCTTGCTTTTCAAACTCCAAAAGTTTGGCTTTAGCTGCATCTACCTCAGCAGAGTTCTTCGCTGTTTCTAGCCATTTCAACCATGCTAAATAGGTCGCCTCACCTGCTTCTTTACCTTTAAGACCCATCAATTCAAGGCTATTTGCAAAACTATCCAGTGAAGCTTGTTTTGTTGAGAATCCTTCTGAAACTCGGTTCAAAACAATGTCTAAATCCAATCCTAATGCATCTGCAGCTTTACGTCCTGCTGCCAACTTTCCCTCTAAGGAGGCAACAGATTCAACGCTGATGGCCATGGCACTAACAATGACCTTACCAGTACTATCAAACTCGGCTTTTAAACCCTGTGTAGCAAGTTCGGCATTCAGTACTTTAAGCTGAGCCATACCTGCAGCATCAGCTGATTGAATCATTTCTGAGGCAATTGCTTGCGCAGACTCAATCTTTGCATCAGTAATTTTTTGACTTTCAGCTTGATATGCCTTTTCCTTGGCATCAAGTTCAGCTAAACCTTTGGTGGCTAGTTCAATAGATGCTTGGTTACCAGACTTACGAGCATCAAATAGTTGTTGCTCTAAGCGAAGACGGTCATCACTGATAGCTTTGTAATCAGCCTTATGTTTTTCCTCTTGGGCTTTAAGGTCATTTAGAGTTTTCTGATTTTCTGCAACACGTTCTGCATTTTTCTCTGCTTCTGTCTTTCGCATATCTTCTATAGCGGAAATAACAGCAGACTTGGTTTCCAAAGCCAGTCTTTTAGCTTCCGCTGCATTCTTTTCTGCCTGCGCAAACAAGCGATCTGAAGCATCCTGAGCTTGTTTGGCTAGAGCATCAAACCCAAGAAAGCTCAAAACTTTTGACTGAAGTGCAGATAAGCCTCCAGATAGGAATTGCAGTCCTGATAGCAGCAGTTTTAGTCCAATATTTAATCCAGTTGCCGCATCTGAAACCACGCCAAGCGCAACCCGAAAGACATTAAACAGAGTTGTTAATCCACTTACATCATCTTGCCCACTAAGCAGTGCACTGAATAATGGAGAAACAGCATCCAAGATTGATGTGAATGCACTCCAACCAGTTTCAGCAATTCCAGCAAAGCTTGCTACGAGATTCTTAACAGTTTCATAGGTCTCAGCCAAAGTGGTTTTGATTGATTCAATTGTAGAAGGATCTAATTCAGCCAGCTTATTACCAAACCAGTTAAAACCTTCTCCAACATCGTCAAAAAAGACTTTGATAATGCCAAGATTGTCAGCAATTGTTGATAAAGCATTAGCGGCGGCAGCTGATGAACCGCTTGCCTGATCCATCTCACCAATCAATATCTGCCAAGAAGTTGCAATCTTTTGAAGAGCATTCGAGATCGTTGTTGGAAACTGATTGTAAGTCTCTTGAATTGCACCAGCTTGAGACTGAATAGCCTTGATGACTCGCTCTGATGAAAGCTCACCATTTTCAGCCATCTTTCGCAGTTCACCCGTGGTAACTCCTAAACCCTTAGCTAATGCTTCCGCCAGTCCATAGCCGTTTTCCATGATGGAGTTAAACTCTTCACCACGGAGTACGCCTCCCTGCATTGCCTGAATGAATTGCTGTACTGCAGCTTCACTTGCTTCTGCTGAGCCTCCACCAATTTGAATCGCCTGAGTAACCGTTTTGGTTAAATCTAGGGCTTGTTGTTGAGACATTCCCATATCTTTACTGATCGTATTGATACGAGCAAATAAACTACCTGTAGCCTCAAGAGTTGAATTGGTCATCAATGCAACTTGATGAACGCCAGCCATTGCCTGATTAAAATTCCCACCTTCTCGGGTAGCAATATTTATTCTTACTGAGAGATTTGTATAAATATCAGCAGCTTGTGATAATTCTCGTATACCTAAACCAACACCTAAAGCACCCATCGCTCCAACTAATGCCGTGACGGCAAACTTTGCAGCACCAAACCCTTTTGAAAGTGCTTCTACTTTAGAATTTGACTTTTCTGTCTGAGTACCAGCATCTGCAACTGCACTGTTAAAGCCATCAAGCGCCTGATCAACTTGTTGAACTTCTTTTTCTAGTTGATCAACTTCAGCCTGTGCACGATCAATATCCATTGGCGTAGCTTTGGTATCTGCAAATTCTTGTAATTTCTGTTTTGCTTCAGCGAGATCTGACTTAACTACATCGATCGCTTTTTCAGACTTACGGCCAAAATCAGTAAAGTTATTGGCAGCTTCACTTGCATTTTCACCAGCACCATTAATAATTTCTGTAGCTTTTGTCAGTGATTGATTTAGACTTTCTACTAATTCTTTAGTGCCCTTAGGGACAATGTTTTCAAGTTCCTTAGATATAGACTCAGAAGCTTTTCTAACCTCTTCTGCTTCTCGTTTGATTTCCTCAAAAACTTTTACGGTAACTTCTTGGGCTTGTTTAGTATTGGCGACATAATCCTTGGTGTCAGCATCCATTACCAACTTAAACGTTAAATTCTTTCCAGACATAGAAACCTCAAATTACGGACAATAAAAAACCGACTTATTAAGGTCGGTTTTTTAAAATTTAGTGTTAAAAAAACCACCCAAAGGTGGTTCGTTCGAATCTGTTTTAATTAAAAAGCTTTTGATAGTCCAGCTTGCTTAAGAATACCATTGGCTGTGTGTCTAGATGCAACTGTGTAAGCAACTGTGAAATTCTTTTCCGTAATTGGGCTATACCAGATTTCGTGACTTCCTTTAGCTTCTCGAATAAATTTACATTTATTATTTCTAAGTATTTCGACAAGTTGGTGATAATATCCAGAACCCATTTAGATCACAGCTTCCTCTAAATGGTTGAAGTTTAAATAAGGTTTTCGACCAGCTAATATAATTTGATTAGCTACAATCATATCTGGAACAAGATCTTGAACCCGTTGAGTTAGCAATTCAAATGTTTTGGCTTCAGTAACAATGCCGAGCAAATCACATTCTGCTACCCAAAGATTCTCTTCATTATCGTAAATTACAGCAACATCAAATGTCACTTTTTGATTTGAAGCTCTATCCATCGTGCGATATCGAACTGTTTCTCGACCATGCGCTATACGAGTATCCTGTCCAGAAATTGGCATCCTTCGAGTTTGTAAATCCGACATTCTTTTTAAGTTTCTTTCATCAATAAACATCCCCATACGGGCATGTCTGCTTTTGCGTTCATTTCCCATTGGTTAAACCTCTTGATAAAAGCAAAAATTAACATTTCTATATAGTACTATATAATTTTAGCAGGAATTATTCGTTTATGCATACAAAGCATAAAATTTATTCAAAAGTGTGCAAAAACATTAATTGAGGTTGTTGATGACTTTCATAGAGTTGCAAATGATAAAAAAGCACCCTAGGGTGCTTTAATCTTGCATCGAAGTTAATACCCCATTGGTAAAATATAGATAGCGACTTTGCCCTTTATACATGCGGTAAACCCATTGCTCACTTACACCATTCACATTTGTGGTTTTATTTACCTTATCTGGGTAACCCCAAGTTGACTTTTCAGCTTGCCGAGATGACATTCCAATTCTAGGTTCAACTCTTGCTGCCCACTCTGCTTGTTGCTGTCTGTAAGCTTGTTCACGTGCTATTTCTTTAGCTTTGGCAGCATTAACTTTATCCTGAAGCTCTTTGCTTCCAGCACAAGGCTTTCCTTGATAAACAGTTTTGCCGCTAACAGTGCAAGTATAGATCTCAGCAGCATTGGTAGATTGTAAGGCCAACAGAGAAACAATGGCCGAAGCTAAAATTATTAATTTTTTCATGAATCCCCCTTTATTGTGTGATCTAGTCTATTTTTATTCCTTCAATTCATCAATAAAACTTTTAAATTGCTTCGCTGTTGCATGATGTGCCATACGAATGATATTTGATAACGTGGCTATATTCTGCTTTTCACGTTTCACTACTGCTTCGGTATAAAGCTTGAAGGCTCCATAGGTCATATTCATGATACTTTCATGGCTATGGCCATTCGATACCAGCAACTGAAATGAGTCAAACCAAGTTGAACCCTGATCGTTAGTTTCACCACGCTTCTTACGGCCTTTTGATTTTGGCTCTTTATCAACGAAATAAGGCTGATTGGCTTTCAGACCTGTTTGCAGTAGTTGAATAAATACTTCCTGATTATGTGCCGTATTTAAGATTGCTTGATGATCTAGATCAGTAATTAGCTGAAGCATCACTACACATTCAATCAGATGCTTTTGCATCAAATTATTGAGAATTTCATCTGAATAATCACTCACATTGCCAAGTGCACTCTTGATAAGATCAGCTGCACCTACCCATAAGTCAAACTGACTCATCGTAATTTGCCGAACCACAAGTGAAACATCATCAACTTCAAGACTCAAACTACGGTTCGCTGCAATAAAGAAATCATTCATGATGGAATCCTAAAAAACAGGCACAAAAAAAGACGCTGATGCGCCTGGTAATCTTTGTGCCTGTAAAACTTATACAGCTGGAATCGTTACGATATGACCATAAAGACCAAGTTTCGGATCAGATTCTTTGCTTACATCAGATAATGCCTGACCTTCAATTTCATATTGCCCAAGCTCTTCATGAATCAATGGGAATGTCGTTGCTGGTGACTTTTTGGTACGCCATAAGCGTACAGCCATGTGTTTGCCATTCGCGGTATTCACACCTTTGAAGAACAACTCATACTCATCATCAAACTCGTTGGCTAATGAGGTATGAGTAACATCACCAGTAGTAAAGTTGGCCAACAATGGCATTTCTAGACCAGCAATATCATTGAAAATTACTGTTCCAAACTTCGCATCTAGCGTGTACTTGGATGGATCAATGGTCACTGGAGTGCCAGATGTGGAGTCTTTAAAGGAAACTGCAGAAAGGTTATAACCTTCTAGCTTAATTTCTTCACCCGCCTTAACGGTACCAAGTGAAGCATCAACTACAATCACTGTTGCCACTTCAACATTTGTACCTGAAACAATGTATGCGAGATTTTCTTTCTCAACTTCTTCAAGTGTTCCGGAGAAGTTTACAGATGTGGTATTCACCATCGTGAAGTCGGTAGTACGCTTACCTGAAGTTGATTCTTGATGCTCAATTACATCCGCATCAATTTCCAACTCAAAGTCTGGCACGTTTCCAATGTGTCGCATCGCACCAGCCACACCACTGGAAATTTTAGATAAGTAGAACTTACCCTGTAACGAGATATACTCTTTAGCCATCAGTTTTCACCTCTTTTTCTGCCTTGGCTGATACTGCAGGTCTATTTTTTGAGGTTTGCTCTACAACCTCAATCACACCCTGCTTTAATAGATCTTGAATTTGTGGTTCTGGTAAACCACCCACGATATCCCCAGTACGAAAACGCCCGACGGGTTGCCGGGCTTTGTAATGCTTCATATGATTTCCTATACAAATGTTTTTGATTCAAACACCAAAGTGATATACACACAGGTGGTCGAGTAATCTTCTTCTATGGCGACCAAATCCAGCGGTCTTACACTTGACGTTGGATTCCAACCACATAGAAGCTCTAGAACCTTTTGCGTCAATATTCCAGCTCGATCCAGTGCTTCAGCACCATTACTCAACTGTGATGCAGCATGCCGCTCAACAATAGTTACTTCCCATTGCTTGGCAAGCATATTGGTCGATGATCGTCCCGCATCATCGACTTTACGTACACGGCGGTAATACACCTGAGCGTTTGGAGTTACCTGTGTGATTTCGGTGATTTTTGCTGAATTGGCAGGTGTATAAATCATCTTAAAGTCAGCAATTTCACTGAGCTTATCCGCTATTTCAGAACGAACAGCAAAGAAGTTTTCTGCATCACTCATGGCTTAAATGCTCCACAATAATATCCATCACCTCATTCTCATCAGATTCAGTGAGCCCCAAGAATGGACGGCGAGGCATATTCACCTTGTATGGCTTACCCATGGTTTCCTGCATAAAATTAGAACGAGATTGGCGTACAAATCGATTCCCGACAGTACCGTCCCGACCTTGTCGGAAGTAGGTTCTTCTCATCCGGGATTCATGATGGATCTCGCCACCGAAATGATGAATAGCTGCATACTCAACGTCTGTTCCAATCTCAACACCATTTGAAAGGACGTTGTGAGTAATTGAGTTCATCAAACGTGATGTATCTCTAAGAGTGGTCCCGCCTTGGCGAGCTACACGACCAGAAATACGCCACTTGCCTTCTAAGCCTTCACCCACCATCCAACGGCGTCGAATGTTGTTTGAGACTGTAGAACCTATCGCCTCAAATAGTTGCTGCTTAGTTTGATCAAGCCCTGAGAATCGCTCCAGCGCTTGTACAATTAATGATTCACCATCTGCCTGAATGGTAATGCCAACACCAGCCATAAGCACCTCACTTGATGCTAGGCATCATGTCTAAAGTTGCATCACCAAATACACCACCACGATATGTGCTGCCGATCGGCATCGTTGCTGGTGCATTGACAGGCTTCTCTTCAGTGACTTGGTTTTGATTATCGAGAATGGCCAAGACATTTTTTCCATC